AGAGGAGCTTTCCCTGCATATGCAGCTTGAATATAAACAAGCTATTGAAATTGCAGAAGAGCAAGCCATTAATTCTGTTCTTAATTCAAATAATTATGATTTAATTCAACGTAGATTAAATTATGATTTAACTGTTATTGGTATTGGATGTGTTAAAAATACATTTAATACTTCTCAAGGAATTAAAGTTGAATATGTAGATCCTGCTGATATTGTTTATTCATATACTTATTCACCTTATTTTGACGATATATATTACGTTGGTGAAGTTAAAAGCGTAACTATTAACGAATTAAAACAGCAATTTCCAAATCTTACAGAGGATGAATTAGCTGAATTAACTAAGCAAGGCGTTCAAACATCTGCTTCGCATAATCGTTTTATAAATGAAGACAGTGTTCTTGATGCAAATACTATTCAAGTATTATACTTTAATTATAAAACATATAATAACGAAGTATTTAAAATAAAGAAAACAGCAAGTGGCGCTGATAAAGCTATTCCGAAGTCAGACCAATTTGATCCGCCTAAAGATGAAAGAGCAAGATTTGAAAAAAAATCAAGATCTGTAGATGTTGTTTATGACGGTGTATTTGTGCTTGGTACAAAAAAAATGCTAAAATGGGAGTTGGCTAAAAATATGATTCGCCCGAAAAGCGATACTACAAAAGTAATGTTAAATTACCATGTAGTTGCACCCCGTATATATAAAGGGCGTATTGAGTCCTTAGTAAGCAGAATTACTGGATTTGCTGATATGATCCAATTAACACATTTAAAACTTCAACAGGTAATGTCAAGAATGATCCCTGATGGAGTTTATTTAGATGCGGACGGATTAGCGGAAATTGATTTGGGTAACGGAACAAATTATAATCCACAAGAAGCATTGAATATGTTCTTTCAAACCGGTTCTGTTATTGGTAGATCAATGACACAAGAAGGGGATATGAACCCTGGGCGTATGCCAATTCAAGAGCTTACATCAAATGGCGGTAATAATAAAATAAGTTCGCTTATAAATACTTATAATTATTATTTGCAAATGATCCGCGACGTAACTGGATTAAACGAAGCACGTGATGGATCAATGCCAGATAAAAATGCTTTAGTTGGGGTACAAAAGCTTGCTGCAGCAAATTCAAATACTGCAACTAGACATATATTGCAATCTAGCTTATATTTAGCTGCAAAAACTGCAGAGGCAATCAGTTTACGTATTTCTGACGTGTTGGAATTCTCACCAACAAGAGATGCGTTCATATCTAGCATTGGTAGATTTAATGTGGGTACTTTAGAAGATATTAAAAATATGCATCTGCATGACTTTGGTATTTATATTGAATTAGCGCCTGATGAAGAGGAAAAGCAAATGCTTGAAAATAATATTCAACAGGCTTTAGCTAAAGATCAAATTTATCTTGAAGATGCTATTGATGTTAGAGAAATTAAAAATACAAAATTAGCTAACCAATACTTAAAAGTTAAAAGACGCAAAAAATTAGAAGAAGATCGCGCTAATGCAGAAAGAAATATGCAAATGCAATCTCAAACTAATATACAAGCTTCACAAGCTGCTGCGCAAGCTGATATACAAAAAAATGAAGCTTTAACAAATCAAAAAGCACAGTTAGCGCAAATTGAGGCTGAATTAGCAATTCAAAAACTTGAGCGCGAAAAAGAATTGAAAAAAGAATTGATGCGTTTTGAATTTGATCTTAACATGGCTATTAAGGAAAAAGATAGTCAAATGTTAACTGATAAAGAAAAATACAAAGAAGATCGTAAAGACGAAAGAACAAGAATTCAAGCTAGCCAACAATCCAGACTTATTGAACAAAGGAAAGATAGAAAAGGTGAGCAAGAATTTGAATCTGCTGGTAATGATACAATGGGCAGCGGGTTTAATTTAGAAATGTTTGAACCAAGATAACATTTATTTTTTATTAATTTTATAATATTTTATTATGGCTGAAGAAGTAACTCAAGTTGAACAAACCGCACAAGAAGCGGTGGAAAATCAAGTTGAAGCAACTCCGCAAAATAGCGGAGAAGCAAAAGATGATGGTACAATTAAAGTTGACATGCGTCAACCCGCTAAACAGACAGAAGATGATACCATTAAAATAGATTTAAGAAAACAACCTCAAACAAAAGAAACAGATGCCGTTCAAGAGCAAGAAACAACAAGCGTGGATGTGGGCGAACGAACCGGAGATAGCGCGGAAGTGGACCAAGAAGTACGGTCCGATAACAATGAAAGTGCGGAAGAAGCTCCAGTCGTCGAGCTCGTACAAGATGAAGAAGCGGTAGAGGAAGAAAAAACCTTAAGTGATAAAATAAAAGATATTCCAAATAAGCTTAAGGAAGATACAGAAGATGTAAATAATAATCAAGTAGCCAATGAGTTACCTGAAAATATCAATAAATTAATTGATTTTATGAAGGAAACCGGCGGAACTCTTGAAGATTATGTAAATCTTAATAAAGACTATAGTGCTATGGAAGAAATGCAACTTCTTCGTGAGCATTATCGTCAAACTAAACCTCATCTTTCAGAAGATGAAATTAGCTTTTTAATTGAAGATTCTTTTTCATACGATGAAGAAATTGACGACGAAAGAGATATTAAAAGAAAAAAGCTAGCATTAAAAGAATCAATTGCGGAAGCTAAATCAAATCTAACAAGTTTAAAGAGTAAATATTACGATGATCTTAAGTTAAGTTCAAAGTTGACTCCAGAACAAAAAGAAGCGGTTCAGTTTTACAATGATTATAAACTAGAGCAAGACTCAAAACAAGAATTGCTACAAAAGCAAAGATCTGTATTTGAACAAAAAACAAATGAATTGTTTTCCGAAAATTTCAAAGGTTTTGAATATAAAGTAGGTAATAACAAATATAGATTTAATGTAAAAGATGTTAATACTGTTAAGTCTAGCCAATCTGATATTAATACGTTAGTTAGCAAGTTTGTTAATGATAACAATGAAATGTCAGATGCCGCTGGTTATCATAAAGCATTATTTACAGCTATGAATGCTGATTCAATTGCAAATCATTTTTATGAGCAAGGTAAAGCAGATGCTATTAAGGAGCAAATGGCTAAATCTAAAAATATAGATATGGCACCAAGAGGTACTCATGAAGCGGTTACAACAGATTCAGGATTTAAAATTAGAGCAATTAGTGGAGATGACAGTTCTAAACTTAGAATTAAAATAAAACAATAACACTAAAAATAATTTAAAATGGGATTATTTTCTTCAAGTGGGTCGTTTCCGGCGGGATTAACGCCTTCACCTACTAAAACACTTTTTGCAGGTAATTACCTGACTTTTGATTCTGCCTCAGGGGGTGGAACTTTTGCACAACAATTTTTACCAGACGTATACGAAAAGGAAGTTGAGCGTTACGGAAATCGCTCTGTTTCTTCTTTCTTGCGTATGGTAGGAGCTGAAATTCCTTCTGCTTCAGATCAAGTTATTTGGTCAGAACAAGGAAGACTACACATCGCTTATGATGCTGCATCTGCTAATACAACTACCAATGTTATTACAGAAGCTGGACACGCTGTACGCGCCGGACAAACAGTTGCTATTGCTGAGGGACTTACCACTGTTAAAGCTGTTGTTATTTCTGTAGCTACTGATACATTTACTGTTGCTCCTTATGCTGAGCAAACATTAACTGCTGCTGGTCTTACTTCTGGAAGTGCTGTTACTGTAAAAGTATTTGTTTATGGTTCTGAATTTGCTAAGGGTTCTGCTGGTATGGCTGGATCAATTGATGCTGGTTTCCAACAGTTTAGCAACTCACCTATCATTATTAAAGACAAGTATTCTATCTCTGGATCTGATGCTGCTCAAATCGGATGGGTTGAAGTTACTACTGAAAACGGTGCTTCTGGATACCTATGGTATTTGAAATCAGAGCATGAAACTCGTCTACGTTTTGAAGATTATCTTGAAATGTCTATGGTTGAAGGTGAACTAGCTGCTACTACTGGTAATGGTTCTGAAGCTAACGATCAAGGATATAAAGGTACCGAAGGTCTTTTTGCTGCTCTTGAAAGCCGTGGAAATATCTA